TCGCGGGGATCGTGACGCAGGAGAGTTCGAGCCACTCCCATTTGAGGAAGTGTTCGGCCCAGGTGTCCTTGATCTGCGAGGATTCGATCGGGTTGAACCCGATCGACATCCCCTTGACGAGCTTGTATTTGATCGACTGCCAGGCGTCGTCGATCCGGTCTTTCAGCGTGCCGGGCTCTGGAATCCTGGCAAACTGCGCCTGGAAGGTGATGCCATCGGGCGTGGCCTTGGCCGCGACGACTTCGCCGACCGGCTCGCGCGAGTTGTGCTGCCAAAGCAGGGGGATCGGCAATTTGAACTGCGCGCCCTCGGGCTCGACGATGTCGCCCATGCGATCAGTCGACGGCGTCGTCGCGATGCCCTCGATGATGCGTTGCTCCTCGTCGATGCTCTTGACGGTAAAAAGGCTGTAGGCTCGCTTCATGTTGCTGGCTCCAAATAAAAAAAGCCGCTCGAAAGCGGCTCGGTCGGCGGGTCAGGCAGACTGCTAGACGAAGAACAGTTGAAACTTTTTCTCGGGCTCGGCCGCGACGCCCATCACGCCGACCGCCATGAAGAGCGCGCACGCATCGTCGATCTTGTCGGCGCTACGCTTTTTATCCGGCGCCATGTTCATGTTCTCGTCGCGGCGCGGGACGACGTTCGAGGCGCACCAGTTCAACACGGCATCGCCGCCGTGGCGCAGGTCGCCGCGCAGATACAGGCGCTCGGTTTCCTGCATCGCCGGGTGGTAGGACTTAGGCCCCTGCCTGAATTCCTGCAGCGGCAGCTCGGCGGACTTCAACCGGTTCACCAGGTCGCGAATGTTCCAGGGGTCGTAGGCGATGACCTTCGGTGCGAACCGGTGCGCAATTTCCACGATGTCCTGCTCGATCCGGGCGTAATCGAGGACCGTTCCGGGGAGCTGACGGATGAGCCCGGCCGCGACCCACCCCGCGTAGGGCACCGTGCCGCGCTCGGTGCGCTGGGCTATGGCGCTCTCGGGCACCCAGCGCCGGCCCCAGGTGTAGACGATGCCATCGACGCGCCACACCAAGCGGAAAGCCATGATGTCGGTCGTGGCCGCGCCGTCGATGCCCGCCCAACATTCCTTACCTTGAAGAAAATCCAGGTCGACCGGGCCGCTGCAGCGCTTCCAGCGCTCGATGTTGAGCCAGGTATTGGCCGCCGCGGCCTGCCGGTTCAGCCGCTTGATCTTGAATTCGGCGTGCCGGCCCGGCATCTGCTTCGCGTCCGCCGCAGCCTTCTTGATCTCCCGGTTCAGGATCGGGTTGACGTCCATCAGCGGATTCGCCTTCTGCCACTTCGACGCATCGAAATCCTCGTCCGCCGGCCGATACCCGGGTTGCCCAGGCTCGCCGATCTGCTCGTCCAGCGCGAAGATCAGCGCAAAAAAGTGGTCGGCCTCAAGAATGCCGTTCAGGACCTGATGCGCGTAGTGCCGCATCTCGGGCCACGGCCCCGGCGTCTCGTAGCCTTCGGTCGTGGTGTAGAGCCACAGGGCATTCAACCTCGCGCCCGCGGCCGACTGCAGCACGTTCAAGAGGTCGTGCGTCTTGTGCGCGTGGATCTCATCGAGCGCCACATGCGACGGGTTCAGCCCGTCTTGCGTCGAGGCATGGGCGTTGATCGGCTTGAAGTTGCCGCCGACCTGCCAGTTCACGATTGCGCTCGCGAACACCTCCAGGCTGAACGCCTCACGCAAGTCCTGCGTCTGCTCGACCATGCGCCGCGCGATATTGAAAATGATCCGCGCCTGGTCGCCGGTGGTTGCAGCGGTGATGACCTGCGGCCCGGGCTCCGGCTCATAGCAAAGGCAATAGAGCAGGACCGCCGCGGCGAGAGTCGATTTGGCGTTCTTGCGCGCGACCGCAAAGAGCGCGCTTGTAAAGCGGCGGGTGCCATCGAGCGACCGAAAGCCGAACAGGTTGACCAGGAAAAAGACGTGCGCCTGGTGCAGCACGATGGTCGGCGTTTCCCACTTCCCCTCGACGTGCGGGAGCTGCTCGATGAACTTGCAGACTTCGCGCGCGTGCGTAGGCGAAAATTTGAAGGGTCCGCCTTTGTCCGCCGCGCGCTTGCGATCCCTCAGATAGCGCGAAGCCGCAAGGCGTATCCATTTGCAGTGCGTGTCGCCATCGACATCGGCGATCGCCTCGCGCGCGAAGGAATTGGCAACGGCGACAAAATCACGCCCGGCGCCTCGTTTTGCCCCCATCGATTAGATCCAGAAAGCGATTCTTTTTGTTGCTCGGCGCGCCGGTGGAGACGCGCGAGCGCGACGAAGGCGTCATGCCGAACTCGGTTTCGAGCTTGTGCATCTGCTCCATTGCCTTGTTCGCGACGGCCAAGTACGGGTTTTGAATCGGGAACCCGGACGGCGAGATCAGCACTTCGCCCTGCTTCGCGACGTAACTCTCGGCCACAGTCCAGCGCCCGTATGCCTGGCAATAGGCAGAGAAGGCGTTGATGTCGACTTCGCTGATCATCTTGTTGCGCAGCAGTATCGGAAACGTGCGCGCCCACTCGACGCGCGCCTCGCCGGAAAGATGCGCAGGCGGGTCCGGCGTTTCGTCAACGCCCTCGGGCTTAGGCTCCGACGCGTTTAGCGGTCGATGTCCCGGATGGCCGGCGAGCAGTTTGAGGTGCGTCGCCTTCGGTTTTCGACCTGCGCGCATGGAAGCCTAGAAAATAGTTGAAAAAAGGTCCTTTTTTGATGCCAAAAAGCCCGATGCGCGTATTCATAGCGTAATCGACGTGTATGCGCTTTTTGAGCTTTTCCTTACTAACCTACCGCCTTACCTGCGAAAAAAACAATATTAAAACAAACTCTTAGAAGTGCCCTTTTTGCGCTACCGCCGGAAAGAAACATGCCAACTCATTGCCAAAAATCCAGGCACGATTTTCTCCGCGTGATCGCTGGAGAGTTTCATGCCACCTCAACCCGCCAAAGCTGCGGCCGCTCCTGGCACAATCCTCTCCCCGCGCCCCGCGGAAAATTTCGCGTATGCTCGGGAGTTGTTGAAGTACTCCTCGAAAACACCCCCTTTCCTTTGCGAAGGGGTTTTTCTACAGCCTCCTTAGAGCGCTCACATGACTAAGCGTCCTCGCATTCCCTACACTGAACGAACCGATGCTCAAAAGATTAAGGCCAATTGGACAAAGACCCGTGGGCTCTTCTTGCGCAAAGAGTATTCGATGGCCGTTGTTCGCGCGGCAATAAGTGTGGAGCTTGCTGCAAATATGGCGATTCGCGCGCACTACGCGAAAACCAATGCTCACACGCCGGAAGCAGTTAACGATCTGCTTCGTGCGGCAAACGGCCTGCGAGGAAAATTTCAGAAACATCTCTTGCCCAGCACAAAGAACACCGATGCTCACCCAGAGATGAAGGCCCTCAACGCATCGTGCATTGAGATAAATGACGAAAGAAACAGCGTTTGTCACAGCGGCGCATTCAAGAAGAAGGCAGACGCGCGGCGCATAATTGGCCTCGCCCATGCGGTAGTAATGTCAATAGTCAAAAAGCATGAACCATCGTTTGCCATCAAAGCGCTCTAACCATGTGTTGGTGCGGACGGGCCGCGAGCGCCGCAGGTTTGCAAAGACCGTGCTGACCCGCCGCACAACACCACATCGTTAGGACTTGTTGTGAAGACTCGACTGCCCGAACTAACAGGTGCTGCCGGAGCGGCGTTTCACCTTGACCGTCCAGCGCCTGATTCTGTGAACATTGATCATCCGGAGGGATTGGTCACTGTCCGCAAGGGAGCGGCTTGTGTAACGGTCGCGTTGACGGCCCTTGCCGATATCGACGCTGCTAGAGCCAGTGCCTGGCGAGTCGTTCAAGAGGCATTCGACGTTCTTGCAGCCCGAACGCGCACTGCGCTTGCCACCTCACTTGGAGAACGCGAATACATGATTTGGGTTCGCACTGGCGATGCGTACGACCTTACGTGTGTGGACACGGCAGACGCGATGTGGTCGATGAATCTTCAGCTGAGTACCTCGTCGGCGCCCATCCCTCCTCCGACACTGCCCTTCACGCATCACGCATCGCTGCGGTTTTATCGATTATCGCAGTTGACCCCTGATCTGTTTGACGCGTACAGAAATGCTTACCTCGCATTAGAGTGCCTCATCAGTGACGAGTCACCAAAAGGTCCAAGCGAATCAGAACTCAACTGGCTCAAACGCGTCATCAGAGATTCATTTGCAACCGCAATTCCCTCTGGGTTACAGGTCGAACCTGCGCTTGACGCGATATATCGCGACGGCAGAAACCGAGTTTTTCATGCTAAGTCCGGTGAATCATTCTTTGTACCTCAAGGACCGGAAAGACAGGAGGTGCAGATGCTTCTTGAAACGCTAACGCTGTTACTCGTGTGCTTGCTTCAGCACAAGCTTGGTCCAGCATCGACTTGTCGTTGGGGAAACATGTCACAATCTCTCTATGACTCCCAGGCGCGAGCCGCTTTCAGTTTCGATGAGTTGGTGTTGCGGCATGAGGCTCTCGCCATTTCCATGCCTCCCACAG